TCCTCTTGATCCTGCAGCACAGCGGTCAGAGCATCGACTTGTTGGGGGGCTTCTACTCCGAGGAAACCGGAGAGGGTTTGGAGGTTTATTGTGCGCGGGGTCTGGGCATAACTACGATCCCAGATAACATGAAGTACGCTCCAACCATACTGTGCGGCATATTCTGCGTGCAGCTCCAGCTCCTCTTCCCAGCCGGGCTGCATTAAAGTGCTCAGCATCCAGCGAAGGTAGAGCCCCACTGCGGATGCCTGTTTGTGATCAGCGGCCTCAACTCCAGCCACGTTAAGTGCGGCTCTGCTGATGGCCGATGTGGAGAGGTTAACAATGAAGCTGCAGACCTCGTCTGCCAGCCTGATCCGGGTGTCACTGGCCCCTTCCCACGGGAATGGCTGCCTGCCCAGATCCTTTGCGTGCTTTTTGCCGTCTCGGCTCTGTCCTGTCCATGTGGCGAATCTGGTCTCATCAGATTCGCGGACACGGTAGGTGATCCGCTCGTCTGAGTACGCTCTGCGGTATTCCGAGCAGAGCTGGTTTATGTTGGGCTCAGTACTAAGCTGCAGCCGATCATCGATAGTGTTCATTTCAATAACTCAAAGTCTCAGTGCTATATTCCATTTTCCTCGGGACGTATATCGGGTCCATTAGGATCAAATACCTCAGGGCGTCTACCGGGTCCTTGCTGGCCCCCTTCTCGCCATCTGAATTTGTCCACGTCCTCAGACTGTATATCAGGTTCTGGCACTCCCGCGACACATAAAGCTTCGGCTCATTCAGGATGCTGATCTCCCTGCTCATGTCATATGCGAACAGGTTATTCACCAGAGCACAGCTCTCATCAATATGAGCCATGGCAGATGGAACAAACAATAACCCATTCTTTGTCACCTCTCCACCAGCTCCCCTGTCAGGGTTGGCCAGCAGGTCAATGAGACTCTGGTTATGCTCCCTCTGTCCAATAACTGCTGTGCGACCTGCTCGCGGGTCAATATACCTCTCGTGTATGCCCCCATCGTTGACCTCAAGCTCTCGGATCAGCTTTTTGTATTGGTCAATGTTCCTCCCACAGTCCGCAGTCTGTGCTGGCCCCTTCTTCCCATCAAGTTTCTCACTCGGGACAGCCCACTCCCCGTAGTTTGCCATGTCGGGCCACTCCCTATAAATAAACACCCGACCGAGATCGTCAACCTTAGCCCACAGCATATACCAGTTTCGATCCCCCGGGGTAGGGTCCACTACCATATAATTGGTCCCATCTTTTGGGATCTGGGAAGGTTCAATAATGTTTCGATCTGTAAACCTCGGAAACTTCCCGACCACAGGGTTGCTGACGTAACCATAGGCCCTGATCTCTCTCTCCTCTCTCGTCCTGCCCTGCAGCGTCTGCTGCATACGATCAAACGGTGAATACGGGTTCCACTCAGAGAAAAACCAAAATATCTGCCCAGTTCCACTTCTGGTCCTCGCCTTATATGGCATGTGCCCTCGAGGAACCCCGGCTATCGGACTGTCATCGTCTCCAATCAGTTTAGCAGGCTTCGTCTCCTCAATAATAGCCCCCTCCATCGCATCCTTGACGGTGCTCGTATACCCGTCGATCGGGGTGAAGGTGACAACCATTTTCCCCTTCCTGCTGATCAGCCTGTATTTGAGGGTCTGTATCCACGCCATAGGAACCAGCTCATCACACCAGATCAAGTCAAGCTCCGTCCCCTCCATCGAGCTGAGTTCCTGACTGTAATTCTTGAACCAACACTGACTACCGTTGGGTGCCACAAAAGTCTTATTAGAGAAACCATTCTTCTGGCTGAAACCAATGTTAACCACTGCCCTCTGGCCAGTTCGCTGCTCCTTCCATGGAAGTGGCAAATAGTCGTAGACATACGGCTGCTGGACCTGCACCGAGCTGTCATGTGTGCTATGGCAGCACCACACAGCACTCCGGTGTTTATTAGCCAGTGTGCGGACAACCCTCGAAGCCATATAGCGCGATTTGCCTCCCCTGTTGCCACCAAATATGTAGACGATGTCTATGTCAGGGTCCTCCAGCGCATCATCAGCATCCTTCCAGTGCCTAAACAGACCTTTAGTATTATGCCAGTCAGAGCCGTAGTTAAAGGGATCGGCCTTCTCCCTACGGATCAGCTCATCCCTCTGCTTGACATACTGCTCCAGCACACCAGCAGAGTCCATAGCTTGAGCCTCCTCCCGAGTAGGGATCGGGAACACTGGGTGGGGAGTCCATTTCATATCAATACCTGTCAAGCCTCTGGGGCTTGCCTTTGCAATACAACTTCCCGCTGCCCTGCTCCACCCACACAGGGATTCTGAGCCCCCTCTGGAACGGAGCACTGTCAGTCACTCGGACAATCCCCAAAGAAGTCTCCAGAAGCCTCTGGTTCATAGGCCTGCCAGTGACAGTGGCCTCCATAGGCTCCCTGCCAGCCTTCCAACGTAGTTCAGCAGTGTCCAGACCCGTCCTGCGGATCGCTTTGCGCTTGCGTTTATTCTTCATTAAATATCCTTTTGCGGATAATTCTAACGGTAGGTGTTGCAGCCAAGAATGATAGGTCCTTTTGTCGCTTATTGTGTGAGGGGAGATCCGCAACGGAATCGATGATTATTCGAGAATCCTGACCCCCTCCCCCCCTGTTTGTCCTGTTTCTTCGCACAATCTCTCTTATGTTTATAGATAGGCTTGCCTAACTTTTCTCTTCTATCACCTCAGCATCAACAACTTTCGCTGGCCTGCAGCTTTCGATCAGTTCTCTCAAAGCTGAATCCGAGAGATTAACTGTCTCATGTCTAATAGTTGTACTAGGTTTCCCCATCATTGTCTCAACTTTGTCGATCAAGATCCCCACTGTCACGGGTAACTTATCAGGCTTCAGGTCTCCTGACTTTATAGCTTCCCCGAGCTTCTCTAATGCTGCATCCCTTGTCTTTATAAGGTCGCTAAGGAAAGCTTCTTGTGCTTTGGGATCTCTTTCTGCCTGCCTGACGATCTCTGCTGCCAATTGGGGGCTTACACCGAAGACTTCTGTCAGGGTTTCTGGTCCGAAACCCTTCTTGGCTGCTTTGACTACTGATTCATACCGTTCAGGGTCTGTCTTCTTCAGACCTGTCCCTGTATAGCGTTTGATTCCTGAAGCCTCCAGATCAGGATTCCATTTAGTTTTAACACCCATGATAGGTGAAGTTGGATCAAGTTCTGTGTCTACACTTCTGCCAACCTCCCAGCCGAGCGTACACATTTTCAGGCTCTAAGTCAATACATTTGAAATTCTTTGATTGGTATGTATGAGCAAATGGAGATGTCTTGAGGATCTTCTCTGTCGGATCTGCCACCTACCATCCACTCTGTGTGAGGGATGGTCATGTCTATGCAACCCAGAACGTCTGTCCACTGGACCCACAGCCTACAGTCTATGTCTGGGTGTATGGCAGCGTATGAGGCGGCATTCCTGAGCTTGTGGACGTCTATGAGGTAGGTTTTGTAAAGGGTTGACGGAATGGTCCTGCACTTGATCTCAACGAGGCCTGTGATCAGCCCCTGTTTAGTGACTGCGTAGTCGAAGGAGTCACGTGGAGGCAGCTTGATTAGGGCTGCTCCTGTGATCTCCTCGATCCTCATCTTGACGAGTGTCTCTCGATCCCTGTCAGCCTGTGACTCGTAGGTTTGTCGCATATTTCAGCATATTGGCGATGTTTGTTTTGAGTTGTTGTTGGGTAGAGTCGTTGGCGATAGTATAGTCTGGTTTGATGCTATCGATCGCTGTCTCCGACACGTGTTGGTCGGAGGAGTCATCGAACCCCGGGCGATGGATTTTGACTACGATGCCACCAAGGGAGCGAATCCATTCAGCCTCTATTGGGAACCTGACATCATCACATACCATGACAGTTGTGAATGGGGAGTATTGTCGCCACGTGTGGTCTGCTCGCTTGACCCAGTAGTCGCTTCCAAACAGCTGCTTCATTGACTCGCCATAGGTTTGAAGAACTGGCCTGATGATCTCCTTGTTGTTGTCGTCGATTGGGACACCCATGAGTCCCTGTATATCGATCTTGATAGGTGTGGCTAGTGAGATCCTGACCGAGTCACCCTGCATGAGGTCCAGTATGATGTCTGCGGCGGTGGATTTTCCACTGCGTTTCCTGCCTGATAAGCCAATGATTGTGTGTGTCATAGGGATGGAGCAACGTCTGTTTCGGTTGACTTGTCGATGGGCTCAAACCTACCGCACCATTTAGTCCACTCCAACTCTATTTTTCCGGTCTTCCCGTGGCGATTCTTTCGGACGATGAAGTCTACCCGGCTGTCGTTGGATTTATCTGGCTGGTGCAGGAAGCTGACGGTATCCGAGTCCTGTTCAATTGCTCCTGATTCCCGAAGGTCAGATAGAGCTGGTGCCCTCTCTGAGAGGTCTATGGCTCTGTTCATCTGGGAAAGTGTTATGAAGGGAACACCTGTCTCCATGGCGGCCATCTTCATAGTCCTTGAAATGTCGCTTATTTCGACAACTTTGTTCTGGTTCCGGTAAGAAGGGGGGACTATCTGCAGGTAGTCGACGATGAACAGCTTGACGTTCTTCTCTCTGGCCATCCTGCGTGCCATTGATCTGATTCTGTTTGCGTTGATCTGAACGTTGTCTTCGATGGTGACAGGAAGTTTGGCACAGTAGCCAGCTCCTGCTACGATCTTGTTGACATCACCTCGACCAGACTCCTTATACCATCCGATGTCCTCACGAGTGTAGTTGCTGAGAAGCCGAGCCCCGATCTGGTCGAACGGCATCTCGAAGGTAAAGTAGACAACGTGTTCCCCACGTGAGGCAGCCTCGAGCATGAGCTGGACAGCAAACGCCGACTTACCACAGCCCGGTCGAGCTGCGATAGTATTCATAGAACCCGGCTTAAATCCTCTCAGGATCGCGTCTAAGGGGGGTATCCCTGTTTTGCAGCCTGTGCTAGGCAGGCCGTTAGGAAACGCAGCCTGAAGGCCATCTATGAAGCCTAGCCAGCCTTCTCGCTGATCAGTTCTCCCAGAGCTGGCTTTTGTGACATCATAGAAGTCGTTCTCGAGATTCTGCATGAGCTCCTTCGCTGGCAGATCTTCTGAGAAGTTCTCAAGGGCGTTCCAATACCTCTGGAATACGTTCCTCTTAAGTCTGGTCTCCTCGAGGCGTGGGAAGTGGTAGGACAGCATAGTCGGAGAGTATCCATCAGAGCACAGTTTATTGACCAGCATCGCGGCGGATTTGACCTTGTCTCGAACGGATATGTAGTTCACCTCAACGGAATGCTCAGATAGATCGCAGGCAGCCTCCCAAAGCTTCCTGTGGTGGATGCCATGGAAGTGATCTGCAGTGACACCGAGATCAACGGCCCTGTCAAACCCTCCCTCAAGAGCCGCACCAAGAACGGCGTCCTCGTCAGCGGAGCTGTGCGGAATCTTCCAGTCACTCATTCCCATGACTGCCTCCTCTCAAAGCCTGACCAATAAGGAAGCCTGCAGTCAGTCCAGCGTAGCCCTTTGAGACCCTGATCCTGTTCTCCATGTCAGGATCAATATCAGTAGTAGTAGTTATTTTCTTTAGTTCTTCATTAGTTATAGTCGCACTGTGCGACACTTTTGTCGCAGAAAACGACAACTTGTCGCTTAAAATAGCACGACTGACCATATCTTGCTGTGTGCTGTCGGGGTTTTTTTCTGCAGAATTGTCGATTTCTGCGACACTTACTTTATCGTTAACGCTTGGTCTAGTCATAGCCTGTCCTTGTTCGGTGAGGAACAGTTTCCTTCCGTCTTTCCGTATCCAGCCAGAGTCGATCAGGCAGGTCAATGCCCTGTATGCTGTGGCTCGATGGACACCTATGTTTGTCGCTAATTTAGACACTGATTCCCAGCATCCGCTGCCTCCGTCTCTCATGCTGATGTAGCAGTAGACTGTGAATTCTATTGGTGAGAAGCCCTGCTTGAACAGGTCCTCGGGTATGAATGGACGTTTCATTTTCGCAATACGGTTTGTTTGATCTGTTCGGCCAGTTCCCGTCCTTCCGGGCCGCATGACCTCAATCCCTGAACTAGAGACATCGCTAATCCCCTGTCCAGCTTCTTAGACAATAAAGCCTCCCTGCAATACTTTAAGTATGAATCAGTTTCATAGCTATAAGTGCTCGCAGGGAGGTGCACTAATTCTGGGTCAATGACCTCTCCTTCCGATGGGTAGTAGAAGGATTTTGCCTCAAACCTGTCGCAGGCCTGCTGTATAACCTCAGGGAGCTTGTTCCAGTGGTCTCTGCGGAGGTACTTCACAGCCGATCATACACGTTCAAGACCAGTGGCTCGTGCGGCGTATAATCGGGCCACACAGAGAGCTTCATACAGCTCTCCAGTGTGCTGTAGGCCTCGTCAAGCTGCTCATGAGCTACCTGACGGTCATTATCGGTGAACTCAACAATACAGCTATTGTATGGCCACTCTGTCTCGACTACGGCCCAGTACCACTTGTCGATTTTGAGCCCAGCCTTCGCTGCAATGTTTCGATAGTTGACCTCCTGCCAAGCGTATTTCAAATTTCTGGCAGTTCGTTTGAACTCGAGAGGTTTAGCTCCACCTTTTCTCGTGGTCTTCAGATCGATCACAGTGGAGCCTGAGAGCATGTCAATTCGGCATTTAGTGTCCACGTTTCCATGAAACTTTTGCGCGAACACGCTCACCTCAGAGCTGAAGAACTTGATGTCTCGAACAATGGGCAGACTGTAGAATCTGTCAGAGATCGCAACAGCCCTGTCGTAGTCATCCTGTTTGATGATCAGCTTTCCGGAAGCTTCCTGCTCCTTCCACCACTCCTTATTAACTTTGAGACGTTTGTCCTGCTTGTCTGGTGGACATATGATGTGCAGTGCATCGAATTGATCGCGCTCCAGAATATAACTGTGACAAAGGCGGCCAAAAGCCATTGCCGTGCTGTCCACCCTCGGAGCCTGACCTGTGATTTTCCCGTGAAACTCATTCGGGTTATCGATCAGTTTAAGGTCGCTGGTGGAGAGGGCTGAGTCAGCCCGGTAGACTGACTCAGCTAGGTCGTTGTATACCCCGCTCTTAAAATTAGAGCGGAGAATCTGTTGTTTCTTCAAAAACATGACCTTCACCTTTCACACTAATATACTCGGG